CACTCCTTTATTATAAGAGGAGACTAATCCTGAAAAGAAGGATGTCGCCCCTTGGTTGTTACAGATTTACTTGTATTGGAAATTGGCATACGAGAATCAGANCTTTTCATAAGTTGAGCATTNACTGCATCCATCATATCATTGGCCTTCTTCTCGTAAAATTTCCTTCTAGCCGCTATCTTTTCAATTGGTTTCTTAGCCAACGCCACATCTCCACGACAGACTGTACCAAGATACCGGCCTTCTTCCCTTACGAAGGATGTAACAGCCATTTCAGGGACTTCATCCGAAGTTACAAAGGTCCATCCTTCCTGTTGTCTTTTNCCAACATTCAAGATATCNTCTTCACCTTTTACAGATATGCGTATCCAACGGAGGCCAACTCCCTCACTGTCGAATCTTGCTTGTACCGAATCCGGTATACTGAGGGCATCTGGCTCCTCAAAGACATATTCCTTTTCAACTTCTCTAGTATTAGTTTCCCTAGTTTCGTTACTACGTAATTGATTTCGTGTCATTTATTTTCTCCCACGTTTAAGTTATATTGGTATAATTGCCGTCAGCATCACTGACTTTAAGCTTTTCNGCAGCATATTGTTCAAGCGGTATATTCCATTTCTGAGCAAGCCTAACATCTTCTTTAGATAGTTTAACTTTACTAGACCCGGATGGAGCCAAACGTGACGGCCCCGATACTACTTGAGCAGGTGTTGACGTATTTTCCTGCACACGGTCTTGGCTTTCTTCCAAATCTTTAGAAAAAGCCTTTTTAAGCCTGTTATCAATTTCCTGATAAAATTCTTGATCATTCGGATCATAACCTTCTCCTTTGAGTTCCGCATCTATTGCCAGAGCAGCAGCAGTTTTAACATTATCCTGCCCAAACCAAGAATTCTTACTAGCCCAGTTTTCAGCCATTGGATCATGCTGGGNAGGAGGGGGGGAAGCGTACTGTTGTTGCGGCTGAACAAATTCTTGTTCTGGCCTCTGTTCATATTGATACTTTGCAGAAGACACTGCCTTCAGATCAGTTTGAGCCTCATTCAACATCTCCTGTGCCTTTAGAACTCTTTCTTTATCTCCTTCTTCAAAAGCTTCCATATACACTGATCTGGCAAGGTCAAGTTTATCATTCAATTGTTTTTCCGAAGCATCAAGACTTAATTTATTTACTTGAGTTACTTCATTACTTTTCGTTCTGAGGTTGGTGTTCAGTTCCTCATTTTTTTGGATGAGAGCAGTAATCTGTTCATCACGTTCTTTTCTTTGGCGAATAAGCTGCCTTATTCTTTTCTCTGCTCCCTTGGTTTCAATCCCTTCTAATTCAGGAGGGTTTTCTTCTTTAGGAGTTTCTTCTTCTTTGGAAGGCTGCTGTTCTTCTTCTTCTTCTTCGATTTCAAACCCAACCTTCTCCGACTGCTCTTCATTCGGGACTTCTATTTCATCCCATTTATCTTCTTTATTCATAATTTCCTCCGTTGTTTACGAAACAAACGATTTAACGTAACTATATTATAACATAGAATTAGCTATTTCACAAATTAATTTGACCCAATTCCTAAATTAAATGTAGGATCTAGATCTTTTGGATCATCTACTTTCATTATAATTTGATCATCAAAGAGTAGAATTAATCTTACTCCTTTATAAAATAACTTAGTTCCCGTATGCTTGCCGTAGCATACATGATCTTCCACACTGCACCATGCTCCACCAGGAAATTTCTCTTTATCCATATATGCCAGATCACCAAGAACCAAGACCTTGCCTACCGTGGTAAGATACGCCATGTCATCTTTGGTTGAATCAGGAATAAAAATACCGCCCTTAGTTACACTCTTAACTGAAACAGGACGCACCAAAACATGGAATCCTGGTAGATGGGGCAATACTTTCGGATCTTCAATTTCCTCTGAATCACTAATCCAGAGATCGTTTTTAACGGCTTTTCCTAAATCTACTTGTTGCATTAGTCTTCATCATCTCCATAAGCTCGTTTTTTAAGAATATCAGTAAGATTTGTTCTGGCCCATTCCAGACCCTGTATTGATCCTACGGTTTGCCGGTAATGGGGGTAATCTTCAGCACTACCATTACCCAGCATTATTCTTAATTTATCAATTTCCTTGTTGAACTCAATAATAACTTCATCCCAAATTTCCATAAATTAAGATTTGCCTTTCTTGGGTTTTGGAAAATCCCACTTGCCGCCATTCCATTCATTTAGCGAAGCCGTTCTTTCCCACTGGCTTACAGCATCCTTTTTGGATGGATCGCCAAAAGATTTCCCAGAAGGCTTTACATGGTCAAGATAACCTTTACCCTTCTTCATTTCTGCCATTTGTAGTCTCCTTTTTAGATTGTTCAATCGCCATCTTGACAAGAGCATCCAAGCCTTTAGTATCAAGATCAGTTTCATTCTTCTGTATTTTATCCATCAAGTCTTTTAAAAGTCTTTCACGTTCAACTTCAAGTTTCTTTTCTTCAATTTCAACATCTGTTCTTAACTCCATAGTTTTAAGTTCTTTCTTGGATTCTCTGTCTTTCTCAGACTTCTCCTGCTTGAAGTTATCCGTTGCATTAGCCTTTAGAATATCTATGATCTGTTCGTTCTCATCCAGTTCAAGCTTCTTGTTCTTCAGTTCCATCTCTGCCGCCTGAACCATAGTATCAGACTGTACCTTCTGTTTTTGCAATTCCACCTTGGCTTGTTCTAGAGATACAAGCTGCTGTTCTGGAGATTGCGCTTGGCCCATTGCCTGATTTGCATTCATAACCTGTTGAGCCGCTTGTCCCATTATCATTTCTATACTGGCAGGATTTTGCGCCTGTTCCGGTGGAAGCTGTGACATTAACTGTTCTGTCATTCCATTCATCTGTTCCTGGTACTTGAGTACCGAATGCTCTTGAATATTAGCCTGGAGTATCGGCTGTATTCTCTGCATGACGGGATTGGCACCGTTAGCAGGATCTTGCAGATAAGCCATCTTTACCTGGATATGAGCATCATGGTTCTGGCCTGGAAAGGCCGCAATAGGAACTCCCTTGGTTGCCGCCATGATATCCGATACCGGATCAAGCGGTTTTGGTTCTACCTTGGGAGGAAGAATTTCTTCAAGGTTAGGCATATTGGCTGCATGAAGGATTGTCCTGTTCAGGGCTTCCATATTAAACATACCTGGAGGAGATTGTTGTGCCATCTGCAATGCCATATTAGCCATCATCATACGGTGAGCATTACTGGGAATATTAGGATCAGATACAGGAATAATATCTATGCGTCCATCAAAATCATTTTTGAATATACTTCTATCTTCAAAAGGAACATCATAGGGATATTCATTGGGGAGATAATCATAATTAATCTTTGCAAGGATTCTAAATTCATCTTTCTGTGACTTGTGTACTCGTTTGTGGATTGCCGTAAAGAACTTACTACTGGCTTCTAGGAGAGCCATTGTCGTTCCTACGGGTCCATAGGAGGCAGCATCAGAGATAACCTGCTCTGTACTGTCTGCAAACCGCTGACCAGCAGTGGCTACAAATTGGAGCATTTGGTATAGAGTAGAGGAAGGCTCTTTATAGGGGAGAGGTATAATAGCCTTTGATAAATCCATACCAGTTGCCTCAACCTCCTTGAACTCACCGGGGGAGATAGGTTCGTTGTCACCAACCATTCTCAGCCCCTTGGCCTTGAAACCTCCTGGTAAATTAGCAAACTGACCAGCATCAATAAGAGATCGCATGGCTGCTGTTGCACTCATAGTGAGATTACCAAGGAAATGAATCAAGCCAAGNCCATAGAAACCAAAACCAGGAACAAACCTGTAGTGAACAAAATGACTTCTTTTTTCCATATTTGAATCATTTTGTTCATAGTTTCTACGAATACTCAGGACAGTTCTGCTCTTTTCTTCAACTGTAACAATATAAGGTAATGACTGATCGTTACCTTCAATATCTAAATAACAGTGCTGTTCCAGCAGAACATATTGCGGATCTTTGTCTGAAGAAGGAGACAGACCAAGAATCGTATCCATCTTTTCGGTGAAGGAAGTAATATTTACTTGATTTGGTTCAGGAAGTGTCACATCCTTATAAACACCCGCCTGAATATCTTTCTGTAATTCAATAGGACTACGATAAATAACATGTGTGTATCTATCTGCATTTCTTAAATCCGTTGCATAATAAGATATATAAAACTGATCAATAGGAATAAACTCCGACATTGGTCTTTTAAGTGTGGAGTTATAGTAAACTTTCTTGAAGGCTGATCCTATTAGAGGGAGATGGAACAGCATTCTTTCAAACTCATCAAAGTATTCCGGCATCTGCTCAGTAACCTGATAGTTCATAAAGTTCTGAACACGGTTAGCCTGTAGTTCTTTCTCAGGAGTTACCTTACCAAGAATATTGGCTTTTACGGGACCGGCAGAGGGGAACAATTCTTGAGACGCCTTGGACTGAAACTTAACAGCCGACTCTATGAGAAGAGGATGAACTGCTGTACAAGCTCCTTCAAAAGGTTCTGATCCAGGCTCAAGCTTGAGTCCTAGTAAATCAAATCCTCTTTCAAACATGGATTCCCACTCGCCTCTGGAATCTTTATCGGCCTGATAATTTTCAATTACATCCATAGCAATATCAAAAAGATCTTGCTCCTCCAAAGTTTCGCACAGATCTCCATACCATTCGGAAATCTCTTCTGAAGGTTCCATCAAAACTTCTTCCTGTTCTGCAAAGTCTACAATCAAACCACCATCAGAGTCTACTTCAAAGGTAGCATCCAGATCTGTTTCTGAAACCATAGGAACTACATTGGATAGTTCTTCTGGTATTCTATCATATGGGTTTTTTTCAGTTGCCATT